TTAATAATGTTACTAACTATATCTGTTATTTTCTTACTCATAATACTCTCCTTGGTTAATAGAATAAGTGTGACGTCATCATCGACCACAACTACTTTATCCCACAGTTAGCTATGTAAGTCCAACCCCACCGCCCCCCTATGCACCACATGCACATGTATGGGACCCAGAGCGCTATAAACCCTTTAATCTACACAAATCACCAGATAAAATTTGAAACTCTGGACCCCCCACCCCCCTAACTTGACAAATACCCCCCGTCACTTAAAATAAGGTTGGTTATAACAAAAAATATTATTATGAGAGAACCTAGATTTTGGGATGAACACTTAGCTGACCACCCACTTTGTATACGATTTAAAACTTTGTACCCAGCTATAAAGAAAGAGGTATTAGCATTTTTAAAACAACCCCACGCTTTGCATGACTACCCTCAGTACAAGATATACTACGATGGACAAGGTAAAAACTTATATGAGAATATATGGAAAGCGGCGCCTCTATCTAAGTATGAAGGTGAGTATATAGATACAGAACAAGATACGCCTGAGTCAGCCTATGCTAGAACCGTAGTGGCCTATGCTAAAGAACAGTGTCCCACAATAGATTATTGTATAAAAGAATATGAGGACGAGGGAATATTGAGAAACGCCTTTATATCAAAGCTAGAACCTGGAAGTGTCATACATCCACATAAAGGACGAAGTAATGACTACATGCGAATCCACCTGGGCATACAAGAAGACTTGATGTGTAAGATAACCGTAGATGATGAGACTAGAACTTGGAAGGAAGGAGAGATATTAGCGTTTAAAGATGGTGAGCCATTCTTTCATAGTGTTAAACATGAAGGAGATAAGACTAGAATAATATTATCGGTTGATATGCGGTTAGACAGCTTAGGACTAGATAAGACTTGACAACACAAATCAACATGGTATAATGTAGTTGAAGTAGTAGTATTATTATTTCCTTTCGTAGTAACTCTCTACTTAAAGCCCGGTAACTCTCTGCCGGGCTTTTCTTTTTATACTAAATAAGACTGATTCTCATTTCTGCAAAGAAAAACAAAACCCGATAGAATTCGGGTATGAACTTAGACGACTTATTTCACTATATATTATTTGCCTTTATGGCTTGGATGCAGGTATACTTTTTTATAATTCTTTAGGGTCAAACCCATATAAGGAGGCAATGTGTCTGATGATACTTTTAAAACGTTTGTTATCATGGCTGTCGTAGCTTTCATTTTTTTCCTTATACACAGCTAAGTGAGCCATTTCATGAAGTAGGGTTTTACAGATGGTATCGAAGTGTCCATTTTTAGTACTACTAATATAGATTGTATTTTCTTCGGGAGCAAACTCTCCTAGTATATCTTTGCGTCGTGTCACTTTAAGTTTAATTTGATGAGCATAGGGCATATTAAGCTTATCAAACGGCTCCATGCGACAGAAAGTCTTATATAAGAGTTTTAGATTTGCGTCAGTTAATAAACTCAAGACGGAGCCTTTCCAAGCGTCCAAAGATTAATCGGACCAAACTCTATATCTTTCCATTCTATTTGCATTTGGGATACTTAGGAATAAAACCTTCGGGAAGTTGAACATAGTCTTGATGTAAGCATGCGGTTGACCACGATTTAAGGTCTCCTTTTACACATTCTTGGAAGTACTGTGTTGCGTGCGCGCATGACTCAAAGTTACCGATATACTGTCGGCTATCATCTAAATACAAAACTAATACCCATTCAAACATTTTAACATTATACGCTTTTTTATAAAGTATGTTACAATTCATTTTATTAGCTGCAATTCAAGGTGTAAACAGCGACACATGCAAGAATTATTAGACACAACATTTGTTCCTATTATAGAAGACATGATACCGCTTCCTAAAAATGCTAGAGAAGCGTTGCCGGAACTTACTCCTCACCAAGAGTTACAAGCTAGAACTAATACAATTAAGCTCATATCAGATATTATGGGTGAATCTATAGAGACAACGCCTGAACAGGCGATGGATGCAGAAAAAATTGCGAAGGAAATGATGGACAATCCAGCTATAAGACCAGAGTTTGATAAATATCCTAATGAAACAATGGCTTATTTAGCTGGACTTGTCGCTCAAACTAACTGTATGGTGGTTAAAGAACTCGCAGACTTTAAGTTACACATAGTAAATAGACTCTTACAAGAAGCAGAAACAGCTAAAAATAGTAAAGATAGGCTAATGGCTCTAGTAAAACTAGGTGAAATAGATGGTGTAGACGCATTTAAGAAGAAAACTGAGATTACTCACATTACAAAATCAGGTAAAGAACTAGAAGAAGAGCTGAAAAAGACGATTGAAGAGCTAAAAGGCAAGATTATTGAAGGCGAAGTCATAGAAGACGACGATGATTAGCCAAAAAGACCTAGATTTATTAGAAAAATCCCTTCCTCACATGTCTGAAGTAGAAAGACAGAGGAATCTTAAGTTATTAATGGAGTATAAACAGCAATTAACTAAAGATATGGGGTCAAAAAGGTTCTTAGACTTTATAAAACATGTATATCCCAACTATATTATAGGAGAACATCATAGGAAACTGGCTCAACTCTTTGAAGATATCGCTAACGGCAAAAAGAAACGCATTATTGTTAATATTGCTCCTCGACATGGAAAGAGCGAACTCATCTCGTACCTCGCGCCCGCGTGGTTTTTGGGTAAGCACCCGGCTAAGAAGGTTATCATGGCATCGCATACAGCTGACCTTGCAGTTAATTTTGGTCGTCGAGTCCGTAACCTCGTGGGTAGCGACGCGTATAAAGATGTGTTTCCAAATATTGAGCTTCAAGCAGACTCGAAGTCGGCTTCTCGTTGGGGGACTAACTTTAATGGTGAGTATTTTGCCATTGGTGTTGGCGGCGCTCTTGCTGGACGTGGGGCTGACCTCTTTATCATTGACGACCCACACTCAGAACAAGATGCAAAGCTCGGAAAACCAGACGTCTTCTTACCCGCATGGGAATGGTTTCAATCGGGTCCCTTGCAACGTCTCATGCCTGGAGGAGCAATCATTGTCGTTATGACGCGGTGGTCTAAGCTCGACCTGACAGGGCAAATTGTGAACCAGATGATAAAGAATGATGAGGTTGATGACTGGGAAGTTGTTGAGTTTCCAGCCATATTAGAGAATAAAGAAGGTGAAGAAGTACCTCTCTGGCCAGACTTTTGGAGTATAGAAGAATTAAAGTCTAGACGTGCAGCACTAGATATAAGGTATTGGAATGCACAGTATATGCAGAATCCAGTATCCGAAGAAGGCGCATTAATTAAACGAGAATGGTGGAATATATGGGAAAAAGAAGACCCACCTAACTGTGAGTTCACTATTATGACATTAGATGCGGCTCAAGAAGCTAATAATAGGGCGGATTACAACGCTTTAACCGTATGGGGCGTTTTTCTTAACGAAGAAACCAATAATTATAATATAATACTATTGAACGCAATTAAGAAACGTTTGGAATTCCCCGAGTTAAAGCAACTTTGCATAGAAGAATATAAAGATTGGGAACCCGATGCCTTTATTGTGGAAAAAAAATCTAACGGGGCTGCACTCTATCAAGAGTTCAGACGGATGGGTATTCCCGTTGGAGAGTTTACACCAGGCAAAGGACAGGATAAAATAAGCAGAGTTAATGCAGTCTCCGATCTATTTAGTTCTGGTATAGTGTGGGCTCCAGACAGAAGATGGGCAAATGAGGTCATTGAAGAATGTAACGATTTCCCGTCAGGCGCTAATGATGACTTAGTTGACGCGACAACATTAGCTTTAATGAGATTCAGACAAGGCGGGTTTATCAGGTTACCTAGTGATGAAGAAGACGATATACAATATTTTAGAAGTCCTGCTCAAAAGCGGCTATATGTTGTATAGGTTTGTAAAAATTACAAATTTAATTCTTTTAATCATCGTAAATTTGGTAGAAATACAAATTAAAAAATTATTAGGAAAATATAATGGCAG